CGTATCAAGAAAATCCGAGAACAGGCTGAGGATAAGATTACCTCCGCCCGCAATCGCCGCGATGCGCTGGGATTGAGAGATGCACAACAGGATCGGGATAAGGCAATAGCGGAGGAAAGAGCGGGACTACGAAAGGAGATACTCCGTCGCAGGCAGGAAACCGCAGCGCGTTTGCAGGAACTGGACTCGCAATACATACAGGAAAAGGAGCGCCGGCTTGCGGATTATCAGGCGCGAGTAGCAGAGATCAACCAGCAACGCGCGGAACAGATCAAGGAAGCGCAAGCCGCACACGTCGAAGAACTAAAGAAGATCCGCGAACAGGAAGCCGCCAAACTCAAACAGGTTGACGAGGCTTTCCGCGCTGAACAAAAGCACCGGCAGGCAGCGCTCATTGCACAGATTCGGGATGTGGACTCCGCGCTGTTGGGTGAGTCTAATTTGCGCCGGCAGTATCACGCGGCGATGCTCAATGACTTGAATGATTTTCTTGCGGCATATCAAACCGGCTTGGCATCATTGAGTGCGTCCAGCCTGGGGACTGCCTCGGGCGGGGTCGCAGGCGGCGGGACTGCTGTTGTCAATACCAATTTTAGCGGATCGGGTTTATATGGCACGAATGACAAAGGCGGGTACACACCCAAAGGAATCTATCGGATGGCGTGGGATGGAAATACCGAATTTACATTGAGCGGCCCTAGCACGAAAGCGATGGAAAAGATCGTGGGGAGTCAATTGACGCAATCCAACATTATGCAGGCGGCGAAAGGCGGAGGCGGTAATGTGACTCTAAACTACAACGCTCGTTTTGATGGTGAGGTGACGGCAGCCATGCGGCGGGCGGTTGCCGGCGATATTGATAAAGCTATTAGTAAATTTGTACAAGGTTCACTATGACACATGCCAACACTTTTATGATTGGCGATACGCTCACCGGGATGCAAACCCTGGATGAATTAGGGTTGCCGGATGCTGATGCAAGCTATCGACCTTTTGCAGCCGTGGATATTTTGGGCGATGGTTCGGGAGAAGGCAATGGTGCGCCAGTTGTTAGCTGGCATTGGGCGGCGCTGGGACCGGGCATGGCTGATATATTGGCTAGTTTTTTGGACGGGGATATATCGGGCTACGTGTTTATTCGTACTCGTTTGAATCGATTGAATGTAACGAACGACGATTATCAATGGATGACATTCGAGGGCTGGCTACATTGGGCAGAGGGCGATGAGTCTGTACCTGCGTTGCATAGCCTAGATTTGACTTTGACCTTTACGGGTCTTATCGCTCATGCGGAATACCCGGTGTCATAAGGATAAAATGGAAAACCTTAACCTAAAAAACATACTTATTATTTTAGGAGCTTTATTTCCCGCATTATGGCTTCTTGCCATTCATATCATTTTAGAAATGAACGATAAAAATAAAAAATGACTCTTGGAATCGCTCGCGCCGCCACATCTCCCGAATTGGCTCTATACCGCGCACCCGGTAAAAAGAGCCGGTACTTCGCCGCCATCAAGCCTCCGCGCGTAATTTATCAAGCCCGCGTGAATCAAGTCCTCACGTCCTGGGATGGAATCATGGGGATTGTCTTTGACGGCGGAATAGGTACGCTCGCCAATGTCAAAGCCGATATGATTATGTTCGTAAGCACAACCGCCGGCGCGCGCGGCGATGTAGGCTTTGTGCGGGTTAGATCAACGGACGCGACTCATATCTATTTCGATCAATATTCCGGTATAAAAATACTTGATAATCAATACCTTCACATCGTGGACGATGTACGGCTCCTGCAAAGGCACATTGCCATTGTTTCGGATATAGTCTACATGGACGGAGTCAATGCCTATACCGACCAACACGCGCTCCCTGACCCTACGCCGATTATGGGGCCTCATAGAGTCGTAAAGATGACTGGCGCAAGCGTGGCAGTGACATTTGACTTCTCACAATCCTATGTGATAGACGGCTCGGCTATCAGCACAAAAGTTACCACCGCGCCGACTTCCGCATCCATCACAAGCGGCACAACCTACTCCCCTGTTGTAACATTCGACGCGGTTGGATGGCACGCAGTTTATCTGACACTGACTGGCGCGAATGGTAAAGTGTTTTTCGGCGTGCGCTGGGTGTTTGTCTACAATGACGACAACCTGCCCCCACGCGTGAAAGTATCTTCCATCAGCGGCGATGTAAATTCAGGCGGATGGCAATTCGAGATCGAACTATATCGCAACGCGGATTTGTCAGACATTTATGAGGGTGCGCTGGTTATCCTATTCAGCGAAGATTATTACGGCAACACTCAATCTGATATTTGCGTTGTGCCTGGGTCGGAGAAAATAGAGGCAATAGGCTGGATTGGCTCGCCGGAGTCCATGCAGATCAATCCCGAACGCGGTGCGGTGCATTTCACTGTCTACGGCCCTCAATGGTGGTTATCGAAAATCGCATCCTACCCAGACGGGGTGCGCTTCAAGATTTCCACGCCCTCTGATTGGACGGAGTTCAAGAGTCTCACGATTGATAAGGGCGTCTGGCACTTCCTGCATTGGCGCACAACCATGACCCGCATCCTGGATTTCTTTCCCTCGGGCGATGCGCGATATTCGCCGGAGGTGTCCAGCCTGGCTGAAAATCTGTGGGCGCAATTACAAGAGATGACTGCCCTGCAAATATTGGCGCGTCCTGGGTTCAATGCGCTGGGGCAGTTGTTCATTCAGGTGCACCCGAATCTTATCCCTACTGCATCCCGAACCTTTCCAACCGTGATGGACATTGAAAAGTCAGACTGGATAGACGCGCTGGATTTTGACCGCGTAACGATGAATGAGATTGCACAGATCAATATGTCCGGGATTGCGATTGACGGCGGGAATAATGCGTTGTCTTATTTCTCACTGGCTCCCGGTCACACCTATGACCATTACGGCACGCCGGATGTATTGGATAAACTGTTGCTATCAGGGCAGGAGCAGGTCACGACTCTGGCAGGCTTGTACTTCTCCTGGCGCAACAGTCAATTTCCATCCATCCCGATAACGCTCAAAGCAAACATTCGTTTGATAGATATATTTCCAAACCAAAAATGCACAACCACGATTGATGCGGCGGATAATGTGCGGGGTATCGCCTATTCAGGCGGGCTGATACCGGTATCCATCACGGTAAACTTTGACGACGAAACCGGACGGGCGACGCGCGAGGTTGAATTTGAAGCGCAAACATCCGAGAGTCTATCGGTACGGGAGGAGGTACCCGGCTCGGGTGACTTATCCGTACTCCCTGACCTATCCTATCCCCCACTGCCTCCGTTTACGCCCTCCCTGCCTGGCACGGGAGGCGTGACTCCGCTTGACCCCAAGAGCGTGCTTGTACATGATACAACCGCTGGACTCCTGCGCTGCGATAACTTCAATGCCGCGCCGAACGAGCAGGAATGGTATCCCGTGAACGGAGGATTGACGGCTACGCAATACCAGAAGATCAATAAAATTGTGGTCTGTCCGAGTGGTGCGTTGTACGTGGGCTACCTGACACATGGCGGTGCGGGTGCGGTTGATTCCTTCATCGCGCGGGCTGCATACGCGGGCGCTGCGTTTACCATCCTGGACGATTACACAACCATCTCCGCCAAATATTCTGGTTCAACCGATAACATCGGCGTGATGGCGGCTGCCTATAATCCCCTGCTGGCTGAGTCTGTCTATTACGTCCTCACACAAGGCGGCACGAACCTGAAGACTTACATCGGCTCGGGTGTCACCTTTCCCGCAGGAACAACGATTACATTGAGCAGTAACAATGGATTGGGATTATCCTACGGTATGGGCTATTGGATGCTGACAGGCGACGGCGATAGACTCCTCATTACATCCAACGGCGTGACCATCTTTGACACAGATACGGCGGTGCTGCCGTACAACATTAACGAGCACGTACGAGTCGGTACAAGCGGCATTACCTATCATTGGACTCCCTCCGATAATCTATATCGTGCAGTGGACAACATGGCAACCGTAAGCGGAATATTACAGACTGTATTTCGCGGCGTCATTGCGATGGATTATACGGGCGCTCTTTTGCTGTCTTTTGTCGTGGGAGGCGATGCCACAAAATCCAGTGACAGCGGCGGGTCTTTTTCCAACATCGGGACTCTGCCCGTCGGTCAGATTTGGGGCGCGGATTACGTGGGTGGTTCGGCTGGCGGATCGTGCTGGATCGTGGTGTCCAGTGGCGGATATATCTATTACACGGATGATTTTTTTGCCGGCAGCCCTATAGACAAAAGGGGAAACATCACTGACGTTACACCGACTCCGCATTTGGATTTGGTCAAGGTGCTGATAAGGTCATGACACGTAAACGCGATAAACAAACTCTTATAAAGATCGTCGAGAAGCACGGCGGTGAATGGCTTGAAAAAATTCCGGTTATTTCAGGAAATAGAGCAGGTGTTGTCAATGCTGATAACGGACGTATCTGGGTTAGGTTCTCGAATGGCACGGAGGCGCGAGTTTTGAATGGGCTTGCGCCGCTGGCGTTTGACCGGCATATCCTGGTTGGTCGCCTACGCTCTCAACCAAATATATGGCGGGTTGTGGAGATACGCGAAAGCTACATTGAGTCCGCCTCTAACACGGTACAGGCGCATCATGAGCAGCACGAGTTCAAAGATGCGACGCCCGCCTTTGATATTGTGTGGAGTAACCGCAAACAAATATTATCAGCGACAATATTTGTATCTGACTCAACGCTATTCAAGGTCCGCGTATACGGCGGTTTGTTCCCCATTCCTGGCGGATGGGCATTGGCACAAGGCACCGATGGCTCGGTCACCTATCCCGATATTGATTTGAGTTCCTATCTCCCCGCAACCGGTGCGAAGTACGTATCCATCGAAGCGGACTCCTCGGGCGCATTGGTAATCAACGAGGGCGCCACTGTGGAGTCTATGGAATTATTCACGTTTGCGGATGTGCCTGTCTGCCCGGCGCGTAATCGCTTGATCGGGTTCATCTTGCTACATGAGAGTATGCCGGCATTACTCAATGAGCATATTTATTTACCGGGTCTATTCCAGACCGATTACGCGGTGGTGGAAACTGGATACCAGGTAGACAATGCGGCGGCGGATACTCCATTGGACGCGGACAAGTTTGGCTTTTGGGATGTGGTGGATGCGACGCTGAAAAGCGTTACATGGGCGAACATCAAAACGACTGCCCTTCCCCTTGCCGTTGTTTCTGACGGTGACGTGATTACATCAAATGGAGAGATAATATGGAGTTAAATACAAGAGCAATTACGTTATTAAGTGCGACTAGCGTAGCTTTCAACGCCAATGCGGATACCACGATTTATACCGTCCCGGTTGGAAAAAGATGCGTGCTGGAATGTGCCATTGTTGTGGCTGGGGTGGATGCAGGAGCAACCACTACTCTTGCCATAGGCGCGGATGGAACTGAAACAGATTTCATCCCCGCTAACACACTGAGCAATCTGGACGCACAGTATGATGCAGTAATCCTACGACCCATCCCGAATACAACGCCGCTCAAAAGCCGTTCCTATGCAGCAGGAACGGTAATACAGGCACAGGTCGGTTCGCAATCGGGCGGAGCGACCAACACGATTTATTTATTTGGTTTCCTGTATTGACCATGACAACGGAAAATGAATTGAACGAATATTATCCTGACCACATCTTGAAGATCCCGAACGCCACGCCGTCGCAGACCGATGCGGCTCAATATCTCTACCGTATTGTCAAAGCCGGCAAGGTCATCAATTACAATTTATGTGGTCACTTTTGTGTCGCATTTTGTATGCAAGATGACGCGCATACCGATAACATAGATGACTTTTTGGACTATTGGGAAGCGCAGCCCGTCACCCGCTATCAGCAGGCGCTTGTAAAAAATGGACTCTGGCGCAAGACCGGCATCCCTGATTTAAAATATATGTTAGATTGTTACGACGCTGAGTATATCCCGCTCATTCCCCCGCTGACTGCGATGGATTGCCTTGTCATGCTGGATAAGTTCCAACTCATATTGGGCGTCAATATTGACTGGACTGGATACCTAGTGGGACGCGGGATACTCCATTGGATCGTGCTGGATAGGATAATGGTAGTGGACAACAATCATGCAATTGGTGATATATTTAATCCATTCGACAATGCCATTACCCCCTACTCCTGGCGCGAGTTGATGACAAGCACAGGCGCGTACAAACAAGGTCTGTGGATTGAAAGAGTGTAAATGAGTAATAACAACCGCAAGACTGTCCCGCCCGTTAAAAAAGAGCCTGCAAAGGATTTTTTTGACGACACTGATATTGATGAAATATTGAGGGAGCGCGAAAAACTTCTGGACGGCGAAGCGCAAAAGCGAGTCTGGTATGTGCGCTACACAACGAACACACGGGAGCCGATTTTTATCACTGTGCTTCAGCGGTATACACTTGACGGGCGTTTTGCTATGCCGACCATCACCGTATCGGGAACAGTCCCCGCACATTTGGAATCATTTCAATTTGCCCTGGACTTTTCCGAGAATTATATGCACGCCGGGCTAGAGGCGCGTGAGTGGGCAAAGAGAGTGAAGGAATAAATGGATGCTGTCTGGACGGAACTTATTAAAGCGTTGCCGTGGGGGTTCGTGATCCTTGTCCTGCAATACCTGAGCCTGAAAGATAAAAAAGAGGAGCGAATAGAACGTGCTTTGAACGCTGCTGAAAAGGCAAAAGACGAAAAACTCTATGACATGGAAAAGAACCGTCTCTGGATGGAGATGATAAAAAACAGCATGGACGCAAGCAAGAACATCGTCACCGCCATCGAAGTCATGCAGAAGGATTTGGCAGAAAAATACGCGAGCATGGGCATCACAAAAGATTTACTGGACGCGGCACGCCGGGAACTGAGGGAGAAAAGGAAGGAATCATAATGCCGGCAATTATAGAAGATATTCAGGAGCGCGACAAATATACACTAAGGCTCACGTACCTCGCAGACGGTCGTATCGGTAGCATAACGATTTGGACAAAAGGCATGGATGGCAAAGAGCTTGGTGAGTTGGTAGCGGAGTTAAAAAGTGAATACTCTCCGCTGAAATTTGTGATAATAGACGATTGAAAGGAGAATAAAAATGCTCGCACAATTAGTAGCATTACCGATTGAGACTCAATTAGGGATCCTGGGATTATGTGCCCTGGTCGTTACGATCGTGTTTAATTTCATTGGCACAAAAGCACCCTGGTCAATTCCATTTCTGGAAAAGTGGAAGGAAGAAATTTCTGCCGCCCTGTCCGGGCTGGTCACTGGCTGGCTATCGGTGAACCTACCCGGCGGAGCCTTTGAGTCCGCATCCATCGCAGGCGTGAATTTTGTGGTTGCGCTTTTGGTAGCACTTCTCGCCTATGGCACGATCCATTTATTCCGCGTTGTCAAGATCAAGGGATTCGCTGGCTGACTGCCTGTCCGCTGTGATGGCGGAGGTCTGGCTTAGAGTCCCCTAACGGTTTGCGGGTTGATCTACATCGGACTTAGCGGCAACCGTAGCCGCCAATCCGCTGGACGCTGTGTTAGGTGCGCTCTTGCGGATACTAAATCGAGCGTGACAAAAACGACACGCCGCTTTGCTGTATTCTTTCCATCCGCGTGCGTGTGCGTGGTCGGGGTGATGCAAACCCCTGCGACCACATTTCGGACATTTTACATTTTTGAAATTCATTTAGCACCTATTTCTCCGCAATACATGGACAACGCAAGCTCAACATGTCCATTTTGAATTCCTTCTCTGGCAATGCGTTACTGGCGGGCGTGCCCACAATTGGGACACTCAGAGAAAGACCCGCCGATTTGACGATTATCACAATTTGCACAGTCCCAAAGCCCGTCCAGTGCACGCTGGGGTTGGGCAGACTTTGCGACCGCGACGATATTTTGAAATGCTTTTTGAACATCATAAACGGTTAAACCAGACCAAGTCTCAGCCAATTGCTCGATTACCCTCAGGGCATTATCTTGGCGGGCGATTTCTGCCATTGCGTCTTGTAAACTTCTTATTGGCATTGTTTCCTCTCCTTCGGGGTCTGCCCAACTCTTGCGTTACCCGCTTGTGGGCGGGGTGGATAAATGCCCAGCGGGTGTATCCGCTTCGGGCGTGGATAATGATGGGAGCGGCGCAGAATCCCACAAGTCGGCTTCACGCTGTGTTGGGCGGCTGTTACACCTTAGACACCCAACGGCGTCGGAATCTTCATATTCCCATTGCTGACCTTTGCGAGCCATCAATTTACTTACAACCATACCGCACAAAGTTTTACTGCCGTCTTGCGTAAGCGCATGAGACACAAACTTTTCAGTACCAGCGTAAGCCCAATTTCCGATTATTTCCATAATGAGCCGCCTAACGGGGCGCGCGATAAGCTGCACGAATGCTCGTGACAGCCGATTTCGGACGCCCGCCATGTTTGCCATTGGCGGCTGATGATTTAGATTTCTTTTTCGATTTCATAGAGCCGAGCAAAGCGCCTGCATCAGATGACGATATTTTTGATTTATCCTGATTTGCAATAACCCATTCTAAAATTTCATGTACTGATGATTTGATTACCCATTGCAAATGCTCATCACCTTCATTCCAGTCAGCCAAAATAAAATCAGAATGACGCGCCAGTGATGGGCGGTTCATAACTCTGTTTTTTGCTTTGTCAAAAAGGTTCATTGCTAATCTGGGGTTTTTTCTGTCATTTGCTTTCTGTGCTGTGTAGTTGATTTCGTCCATCGTTTCATCTCCTTGTTTATTGATACCCGTATTATATAACCTATCGTTAGGTTTGTCAAGGGTAAACAGGGAACTCGTTTTCTCGGTTTTTGCACGAAACCATGAACGCGGAGCAAACAGCCAACGGTTTGCGTTAGGCGCTCGGCGGGTTACGCCGGACACTTACGCCAAAAAGTTGCTCAATAAGCCCCGAACCTTCGCTTTCGGAGGCGATAGCCGAGTCGCCTGCACGCGATGTTAGGCGGCTCTCTGGCTGGTGGAGGAAAATTTGAGTAGCACAGCACTTCGGGCAAACAGTTCCTGCTTCCCATTCCCACCACCAGCATAATTTCCCTGGGTGGTCGTTGCATATTTTCACGTTTCCCGTGAGCGTTCCGAAAATTGGTTCACCGCAAGGGCACGGGGACACGCCGAGATTTTTAGCCATGTGATTTCCTTTCGGGCGCATCCGCCCAACGGCTTAGATTACCCGCACCTGAGCGGGCTTGGATTCGCTGTCCGACTGAGATAAATTATCGGCGTTGACAACTGCTTGAGATGACGCCAGACTCTCAGGCGTCGGGCGCATCTTTTGTTCGGCGGCAACACGATCAAAATACCCATTCATTTCGATCTTGGGTTGACCATCACACGGCGTATAAAAAACGGAAGAAACGCCGTGGTGGTGGTTATAGCACCAGCCACAAGCCACTCTGCCGCAGTGTTTACAACGTGTGCCCCGTTTTATTTCATTGCCACAATCATCACATTTTTTCATATCGCTCCTTTTGGAAGTGCCGCCGAACGGTTTGCGTTACCCGCAGGGGCGGATAACAACATAATTGATTTAGAGCCTACGCCCGCCCTTGTCGGGTGGACGCTTTGTTGAGCGCATGACTTTTACGCGGAACTGTGCGCCCTTCAAAATATCTGCGTGCCGAACAATAGCAATGATGTTCCACGCTTTTTCACGAGTATCAACGGGTGGATAAGATATACCTACCCACTTTTTTCCATCTAACGAGCATTGCGCTTTATATTTCATGTGTCGCTCCAACGGTTTGCGTTAGCGGCGGGTGGATGGCTTGGTTGAAGCCTTCCGAGCCGATAACTTTTTGGGATTGGATAATGTTTGAGGCGGAGACAGCACCACCCGCCCGCTGCACGCTTTGTTAGCCGCCGCCACAACGAACACGGCGATTTGCGAGCCACGACCCCTACTTACACGGAAGCCACATTGACGGGCAGCTTCCGTGATTTGTGTATATGCTTCGTCGGTGAAATAAATTGACTTAGGCATTAGACATCCCAATATTCACAATACCCGTCGCCTTCTTCAATCCACGCTCCGCAGGTATTGTGATCGCACTCTTGCAACCCAACGGCAGATGATTGTAAATCTTCAAATGCTTCATCATAAAGATTTGAAGCGCCTCCGCTTGCCCAGGCAGTGACTAATTCGTGATTGCCGCCAAAGTTTTTACCTTGCGGTGCAGTAATGTGGACTGTCTGGTATCTACCATCTTCAAGATTGACTTCAACGCTGCAACTAAGAGCTTCGACTTTCTGAATGAGTTGTTTTTTGTTCATGACTAATCTCCTATAAAACAATTATATCACATAATCTATAGATTGTCAAATCCCATATTCGGGAAGTATGAAAATCTCCATAGGTAAATGACGGTCTGCTATACAAACTCGTTTTGCAGGTGGGCGGTCTAACGGCTGTATTAGCCGGTTTGCGCGGGCAAGACAACCTTTGATTTACGAACACGACTGCGGGCAGAAACGCGACGCCCACGAGGAGAAGGCTGAATACTTTGTTCGGCGGGCGACACTGCCCACAGAACAAATCTTTGCAAAACCGCATCGCCTTTACAACGAGAACATTTGCGCCAGTTCATTGTTTGGCAATCACAGCGCGGGCAATACCATAAAGTTATTTCCATGAAACCTCTGCAAAGTAGCCGCCGAACGGTTTGCGTTAGCGGCGGCGAGTGAGAAACCACCACCGCCTATGCAAAATGATTTTGACCTACTCGGCTTCGCCGTCCGCTTCATGCTGTGTTGGCTGTGTTTTCGCAGGACGACCACTACTGAGACGACCATTGATGCGGCTCTGCTCTGAGCGTTTTTCGCTTTTGATCGCTCGCAGTTTTGCGGCGGCGGCTGATTGATTGGCTCTGTCCATTTCAGACGAGCATTCATCGGCGGTGAGATTTTCGCCGTACTCTGATTTCAATCTGCGGGCGATGGTTTTCCATTCATCTGTTCCGTGATCGGCTGGCTCACATGATCCGTATCGAGCGGCGTAGACCATAGCGGCGGCGAGTGTAAAACCTACACTCGCATTCGGGTTCTGTTCCAATATGCGGCGGTAGTGCTGTTCGTTTCTCATGGCTATTCTCCACAGTGACAATGTTTATCGAGACAATATTCGCAATCCAAACACACGGGTTCATTATCGCAACCATGTTTTGAGCATGTCTCCCAGAGTTGTCCGCTGGATTTGCGTTTGCTGAATTGAGGAACAAAACTATCGGTTTCGGTGTGGATGTTGAAATCATCACTGCCTGCTCCGCCAATTCCTAGACCGCTGGAAATGTCCATAGATTGCCATTCACGAACAACTGTCATTTTCTCGGCGGGTGTGGGAGCGTCACATAAAACGATTTCATTTTCGCCACCGAGACCGCCGTGCAATCCTGTTCGAGCATTGCGATATACAATACCAGGGTATCTCATCCAGTCGGCTGGGCGATTGTCGTCAACGCATTCCAGCACATCGGTCTCATCGTATTTACTGGGCTGTCCACGATAGATGAGTTTGAAAAATTGTCCGTTGGTCAATTGATTTGCATTCATGGTTTCGTTTCCTATCTACGGCTGGCAGTCCAGCGGGCGCGGTGTGCCTGATTGCGGCGGCTGAGATATGCGTTCACATCGGAGAACGCTTTTTCGGTGGATGAAAAATCAATTTTTCCAATCTGATTTTCAAAACCGTATGCGCCAGTTGCCTGTGCCAGTTTGTTGAGAATGACGGTCTCGCGGGCGTAGCGTGTGACCTGCTCATCGGTCGGGGTGCGGTTTCCGTAGTACGCCAGGCTGGTTCGCGCTTTTTCCGGATTGAGTGCCTGACCATCTGCGGCGGCGATTGCGTTCTGAACCAGTTCTGCTACGTTGTATTCTGCGCCTTTTATTTGTCGTTTTGTGTTCATGTTTTTCTCCTGTATTGATTGATAACAGGATTATAAACCCAACGTCGGGATATTGTCAAGGGTAAACAGGAAACTCGTTTTACTCGGTTTACTCGGTTTTTGCACGAAACCATGAACGCGGAGCAAACAGCCAACGGTTTGCGTTAGTGGTGTGGCTGAGAGCCAGCATCACGAGCGCAACTAATTCGAGATTGGATCACTACCAGCGGGAGGTGAATCAGCCACATCCACTGCACGCAGATGTTCTACGGCTTGCCTGTCTTGCTCAGCCCAAAATTCCTCTTTCGTCATTCTGGCTGACCATAGATAGATTGCAAACGCAACCCAACCGACCCACTCACGCACATTATCAAAAAAACTTGGTTTACCCATAACACTCCTTTATAAGATAGCCGTAGAACTATTGTATTAACTGCAACGTATGAACATAATATCATGGTTCTAATTCTGCGTCAAGGGCGCGGCGAACAAGTTGCGACTGCATCCCGGGAAGCGGCGAGCGTTTTTCCAACGCTGTTTTTTGCCTGCGCGTGATCCAGAACGTAGCCCGAACCATATCATTATTTTTTGCGCCGACTCTGATAATGGAATATGCCTTACTGCCATCTACCTTATCATTGATGACGTACAGTGATTTTAGATTACAAGTCCCGCAGCGGCTATACAATCGCGCTCCGGTTGGCTGGGGGGATTGCAGAGTCTTGCATCCGCAATGTGGGCAGGGCTGAGATAAATATTTTTTGTATTTCATTTCATTACCGTATACATTCCCTGTGCATCCGAGACCTGCGAGATTAGCCTATCACGTCTCAAGGCGTGAAGCGCGCGCTTCGACTCGTAGTATTGAAAGTTAAATTTTAACTGCATCATTGTATGACTTACTGCCTGCTCCCCCATCGCCCACGTTTTGATCTTGTCATAATTGGGCGGATAGACAAACGCGATTTCACTCGGTTGATATTCGTCGTCCGGGTCGGGATCTATGGGTGACATTTATCCTCCTCGTATTATCTGCGCCACGGTGCGGCACTTGGGACAAACGTATATCGCGAAAGTCGACCTGCCCGTTATAACTTGGGCGTGACCAACGTAGAAGCAGTGGACGCAGCGCATCACGAGACTCTCAGACATTTTGACTTTCACGGGACACGATACGATGGACAGTAGTTTATGGTTGGTGGTGGTTGTCATCTCGCCTCCTGAAATAATGGCAGGGCAGAATGAGTCTTTTCCCATCCCATTAGTACCCGCTCGACTGTCTCAAAGATCATTTCCTTCCCAAAGTTAAATCCATGTGTAAACCATGCTGTTGGAAATTGCGCTCCTGAAGTAAGTTTTTGCTTTAGTTCTCCGGTCTTTTTATCAATGATATATACAGGTTCGCCAGAGTCGTCTAATACAATCGTGGGCTTTAGAGTCTCCTCCCACGTTTTATGTGAGGGCATTTTGAAATTGATACGCTTATCCATGTAAATAATTTCTATGCCGTAGTTATCGAATAGCCTTTGCGCCCTCGCCGCTCCGATGGTTTCAACCGGCATGAGCAACGCAAAGGGCAAACCCAATTCATAGGACTGTGCAAGCCACTCATATTTAATAGAAAACGGCGGGTTAGTGATCTGGCAGTCCAACGCATCAGAGGCTAAGGAGTAATGAAAGAAATTTTGCCCGGTTAATAAATCGGTTGGGGTTACTGTGTAATTGAAATATTCCAACGTCTTGACTATGTTCCCTTCCCCTGATGCCGGCTCCCAAACCTGTAACTCTGTTGGAATATGTCTGAGTAATGGAGTAAGAGCATATGCCGGAGTCTGGCATCTATCATAGGTTAGTGATTTTGTTTCGTCACTTAGTTGGTTTGTTTTGGGTTTCATTACATATCTCTCATTTCCGGGATCTTACCCAGCCGGGGTTGGTTCGGTTCGGGAGGAGTACACACGTCAATCAATAACCTAGTATACGCCCAAATCATGAGCCACAAAAGCAGCAGGCGAAATAGGTAGAAAATGATTGTCATTTTTTAATCACCCATCCAGTACCTTTACAGGTCGGACATTCTACTGCACTAAAATTCATCATTTCATCCACTGTGACACCCAGGGACTTCGCCAATTTCTGAATAAAAAACACAGACGGGTTTAGCGTTGTGCCATTTTCCAAACGAGACAAGGCTGAAAAATCAATGCCTACCTTGCTTGCAAACTCCCTCAGAGACAAGCCTTGTTTTTGGCGCATCAGAGAAATACTGGCTCCTAGTTTTCTCATCCGCGCCTCCTGAGACTCTACTCGTTTTGTCATTTCAACTTCTTTATGGGCAAGTTTCCGTTATCGACAAAGAACTGCAATATCGGAATCAATTCTGCAACCTGCTTGCGGCTTAGGTGCATCCGGGCTACACAATCGTAACCATCTTTTTCCAGGTCAATTACCTGATGTCCGTTGCCGGTTTTATAATGCGTACCTCCATCACGTCCAATCCAGATCGCCCGCTCATCTGCCAGCGAACTCATTTGAATCGAACAGGAATCGCCGTATAAATCTTTGAACTCGGCTTTGAGAAAACCGCGTCGAGTCGGTTGAAACATTATATTTAGTTTTTTGCTATTCATTTTTCCTCCGCCTGTAGTTTTCGCATCTTTGCCGCAATCTCTTTGCACTTACGGATACCAGCGCGGGCGGCGTTTATATCGACACGAACCATCATTTGATAATAATGCAATTCCTGCTTATGCTCTTTGATTAGAGTCTTGTTCGTTTTCATTTTTTACCACAAGCATTGTCAGACAAATAGATTGAGTTGACCCAGCGCGGATGCTCATTGTCCGTGTTGATCCTCGCCCAATTTCCAAAGCATGAGTAAACCGTAACCTGTTCATTGCGAACCAAATACACCTTGATGCTTGGGTATTTCGTGCCGGGTCCAGAACGGATATTCAGCGTCTCAGCGGCGGTGACGTAGGCGGACACGGTTTTTGAGTTTTTCGCCACGGGAAGGGCATTCTCTCTCGTAGATTTTGGCGGATTCGTGGCAATCCTCGCCGGTTGTGGAACTGACGACATCACGCAGGATAGGGACGTGACTGCCAACAGGATAGCCAACAGGACGATTTTCATTTTGCCGCCGTGCCAGTGGCCATCAGTGCCTTATCAGTGTCTTGTAAGTGCCCGTCAGTGCTTTGCCAACCTGTAACCGGCTTCCCGTCTAGCAGGATATGCCCGTTGCCAGTGTCTAGTTTATGACCGGGAGGCGCGGCAACGAAGATAATGCCGTCAGTCTCGAACCTCATAAACACTGGCAGTCCTGCCAAATAGGGTGCTGTGCTTCGCTGTACCTTCGACAATCTTCCTGTAACAGGCTCAATAACTCTGCCAGTGTCTCTAAGGTATTGGCGCTTACGTTCTTCATCGGGGCAACTTGCAAAGGCTTTGCCGCCTCGTTTGACGCGTTTGCCAGTGGCCGGGTCACGGTAGACTCGTTGCCAATAGAAGTATCCTGTACCTTGCCAGTGTCCATTTTTGTTCTGCTTTCTGCCTTCAAAGAAATGGTAAGGCATTCCGGGTGCTATGTTGCCAGTGCCTTGCCAGTGGCCATCAGTGCCTGTGTTAGCAAGGTCTCGCATGACCTGAATTAGGTCATCAGTGTCTACGGCACTGGCAACAGACACTGATAGGGAGTGTGAGTCTATATCAGTGTCTTGGTTGCCTGTCTCTTGCGAGTCTGTTTCCCGGCTGATAACAGACCCTAGGAAGGGTGCTCGATCTTTGTTATCGGCACGCTGACTTCTTTCGCCACAAAGCCGACCTCGGGATTAACTGCGACCTCATGCGCCCCAAAGTGCTTTTTACCATTGCGTTGTTCAAGCAGCATGGTGGCAATATCAGCGGATGCGGCATCTGCGATAGCCTGCTCGCCTTCGATGGAGTGGACAAACTCCATCCGTTTTTTTGATACCGCATCTTCGTAATCGTCAGTCATTTGGCGCGCCCGTTGAGTCCGTCTGTGCTGGGGGTCAAGCAGAAACACAGTTCCCCAGGCGAACATGGTATAGACAATTGCGCCTACGCTGAAAGGTTCATACAGCAGCGCCCACTTAGGGACCGCATAACCGGTGTGATCACCCAGCAGGGACATGAACGAGACAACCGTATTGATTGCCATAATCAGAATCTCGCCGTAGTAAAAAGCGGTAGTCCAGGCACGGTGAGTCTTTTCGATTGCCCACTGATGCAAGGCAATTGGGAAGGCGATACTTGACGCGCCGATCAATAACCCTGCAATGAGCATTACCACGCGGGAGAGATAGGCATCTAGGGGAAAGGCAGTCAGAACGAATGAGACAAACAGGGTCGTAGCCGACAGAACGACTCCGACGTAAACAAGGCTTGCAAAAATCATAGCGGGTTTTGGGTTGTATTCGTTTTTTGTGGTGTTCATGTTATTTCTCCTTTTCAATCCAATAGAATATTATCGGAACGTCGGCTTCATGCTGACGTTTGAGTCTTGCCGCTTCCATCGCCTCCGCGGTGTAATCCGTTGGCTTCCAGCCACGATTGAGCCACGCGAGCAGGCGGGCAATGAGCAGGAATACGCCGCCGATGATAGAGATGCGGCGGGGGCGAGGGTGGATCTGTTCAACTACGGTTATTTTCATCAGCGACTCCTTAAACGAAAACCGCCCACGATTGGGGCGGTTGTGATAAGATTAGGAGGTGGTTACCTCCAATCCAGGTAGCCACACATTATTTAATTATTCGTCTACCCATTCTACTACCTTCTGTGCTAAAATTCAATTGCAGTTTATTGCCTTTCCCGCCCGGTATGTCATTAGGACAAGATACCCGGCGGGTTTTTTATTTCATCGCTTTCAGAACCAGTTCCACACATCCCGCCGGGTCACTCTCCAACATCTCAGGCGAAAAATGAAAAACAAGATAATGCAGCGATGCCGCCAGGTTCCCCTTCTCACGGTCGGAGTCTTTCGCGTGCCGACCTCCGCCATTTTTCCATTGCCCTCCATCGACTTCGATCAGGATGTGATGCGCTGGAAAACAAAAATCGGCTTTGTGCTTTCGTCCTATCACCATGGAAAACGGGTATTCAGGTTCCGGGCGCGGCGCGGTTGGGGGAGCGAGTAGAGTCCAATATTTCAAAAACAGAAAAGCTTTATCGGTCATGACCTTATTCCTTCTGTGCCTGTGTCTGATGCGCGGAGTCGATGCTGTGGGCGTGACAATGTGGCGCGTCCGGGATGGATGATTGCGCATATGTCTATACGACGTAGCCTATTCTTCATGTGACGCCTTTTCGTTATCCTGTTGCACCGGCAAATCCGGGTCGCCTGCGAGCGCTTCCAGTTTCTTCGCCTGCATCATGCAGTAACTAACCTGATGTTCGTTATCGATCAGGGCAAATTCATTCGCAAGGTATACCCAGTCCATCGCGGACGTTGTGATCCGTGCAAGCAGTATTTTCTTGCGCTTGTTTAGACTCTGTGTCTGTTGGTCAAGGGATGGGAGGGTCATGCTGTCACCACCACAAATAAATACATCTGATTAATTATCTTGGAGCGATATAGATATGACTTGAGCGTGCCTGTGATCTGCATGGCTTCGGCTTCGGAGTCCACCTGCCACATACGAAGATTGATTCCGTGGGGGAGTTCGTTGGGGGAGAGGATGGTAATCATTCTGTCACCTCGACTCTCTGACCGAATAGGTTATTAGCCAGCGGCTCAACGCCGGCGCATATCACGCACTTATCCTGATGCAATTCAATCACAAGCTCGATACGGGCGGCTTCGTGCGTCTCATTGCGGACGCGGGCGGATGCTAGTTGCTGGTTCAGCCAATGGAATAAACAGCAGTTCATTTTGCGAATCCTTTAACGAGTTGCTTTACCGCATCTCGCATTGATAACGCCTTTGTCTTTGTAGTATCCACATACTGCTTAACCTCTGGCAGCATGGCAGTTTTCATGCGCTCGCGGGCCACGACTTCGCGGTAGGCATCCACGAACCGGGCGCGGTCTGACGTTGCATTATCTGTTAGGATAATATCCCGCCCGCCCAATAGCCTGACCGTTTCAGTGACGGCGGGATGGGCATATACCTCCTGAAAGCCACCTAGCAGGCAGATATGGCAGGAGTCTACATGCCGGCTGTATTGCGATAAATTCTCGGGTGTTTGATTACTGATATAGGTATCGCGCAGGCTTGCGCCGTCTGTGCAAAAGACAGACTCAACCGCCTTGAGTCCAGTCATCACCATCCCCCATGCTTCTGTTGGAGTAGGGACTCCGATTGCCAGCATTTGGAGATCCATTGCAATCTCTCGGATGTGTCCGGGTGTGGGAAAGAATATCCCGGTGCTGAGATATTGGCGGGTTGCGGCTTCCACGGTTTCAGCGGGGAGGTCGCTGAGTATCATCTCAAAGGTATCAATAACCTTTTCGACGTTGCGATCCGTGATCGGAGAATTGGGGAGGTATTGCATACTGAGTATTGCGCGGGTTAGGTCCGCTCGGTTTGCCATTAGATTGCACCTATTGACGCGGCGTATTTTTCTAGGGGAGTTTGTTGATCGGCGGCGGTGCTTTGTTTGCGTTGTTTGGATTGTGGATAACCATTTTCCAGCCAGCCCGCAAGGATGGTATTTACATAACTGCAATTCCTAATCCCCTTTGCGATAGTAATGTCAATCGCTTTTTGTATCCATTCGTCAGTGTGTTTGTTTGTCCAAATATCAATCATTCGGGCGTCGGTTACGATTGCCCCCATTTTCTCTAAAGCTGTTTGAATTTTAGAGAAGCGTATATTTAATGAATCTGATTCTGATTCTGACTCTATGAAGGGAGTAAAATTCTCTATTGCGGGGGTAAGAACCTGAGACTCACCCTGAGACTCACCCTGGGGTAAATCTCCGGTACCCTGAGACTCACCCTCAATTTCCAAGGGTGGGGTGACTGACTCACCCTGATAAATGTTTATTTTCTTTCCGCTGTAATCCCTGGGGTTGATCCAGTTGTGGATGGTTATCTCAATTCCATGCTGACGCTGCTTACAGGTAATGTAGTGCTTTTCTACCAGCCGACTGCGCCATTCCCTTACTGTGTTTGTGCTGAGGGTCATATCTACGGCGATTTCCTTATCCCGCCAGTCGTATACCGTGCCTGTTTCAAATTCGGCTGCGTCACAGATGTGCATAAATAACCAGACCGCCATCCCCATAGCTTCGCGGTGTTTTGGATCTTCGCTGAGTCCACGTTTGAGATATAACCAGTGTTTCTTAGCCATGATATTCCCCTTTAACGTTCGTCCCCTGTGTGGTATAATTCTGTTTAGACATGTTAGAGATGTTGCCTTCTGCTTGAGCTCCCCTCGCCAGGGAGCTCTTGCGTTATTTATGGCACGATCAATCATTTCGCCTGAGCCAAGGCGGGTAGCTGGTAAATAAAAACTCCTGTGCTTTACACGATCTTCGTCTCTGGCGTTGGCAGTCCGTTCTGGCGACGGGTTGCCTTCAACAAAGACCGTGTAAAAAACAGGAGGTCTTTGCCAGATTTTTTCACCGCTGCCAACGGTTGCGCCTTACATGGTGCGCTCCATTAGATTGTGATTGAATTATATACAGACTCCTTATAGAGTCAAGGATGAAAAATATCAATATGTTACACCGGCTCGATCTTATAGACTCCGACCGCCTTACCGTTCTCCCGCTCGTATTCTTTCGTATGCCAGCAGGCGGAGGTCGCCGCGTGTTTAGACGGGAACTCCGTGAAGTCTTTCCATGAGACGAATGATAATCTCTTTGTGTCCGGGTCATATTTCAGCGCCCGACCTGTCGCGTCCGTGACCATGCAGCGGATCGGGGGAGTGATTTTGTGGGTTGTTTTTTTCATGTTTTGATTGTATCCGATGGGCGTGAGTCTACGCTTACAGATGGGTTACACGTTTCCGCAGGTGCTCAATAATCGTGTCCACATGGCAAGGCAAATCCAGAGGACAAAAACAGGATAGCCATTTATATTTCAGCAGGTCGTCATAGTACGCGGGATCTGATTTTAGATTAGACTCCATCTGGATTTTGTGCATCTCTACCGCGTGCCTGTGGGCGGATTGATCCCCGCCAAACACGTTAGATAGGTAGCCGGTCTTTCGGTTGGAGATATAATAAAATCCGGGATGCCCTTTTGTGTTTACATCGAAAATCTCATAGTCATTAGAAAACTTACCGGGGCGTCCGCAATATTTGCAGGACTCCGGCTGGCGTGCGTCTTTGAGACGGGATCGCTGATGACGATGTGGGATTCGCACATCGTCTACCATGAGTGTGTCTGATAAACCGACTAGGCTGTGTTTCATTCTCGCTCCGTTTCTGTGTTCTATTCTCACCCGCCGCGCCGCTCGATCCTCGTATAGCTGTTTAGACCGATGCTTTTCTACAGCTTACACGGCGGGCGAGTGATGGTGTTAAGTGGCGCCAGTTGCACCACGTAAACCCTGGTTAGGCGGTTGCATCAATGGCGCGATAGCCGTTTATATTCTTGTACGGCTTACCATTCCCGTTTAACTTCTCGCTGTTGCGCCAGTCGGCAAAAAATGTGACATTGAACTCGTTGGCAGTCCTGAGCATGTCCGCTGTCCATTGTAAGCCCGTGCCAGTCAACGCGGCGAGCACCTGCTTGATTTCGCCGTTGTGGTACAGGTCGGGGAATTTATGACCATGCCCGAACAATTGGAGTTCGACTTTTTCGCCCGGCTTCGGAGTGACAATCACCTTGACAACCTCCAACGAATTGAGGCTCGTATCAATTGACGCAGGCGCATTTCCTACGACTGCCTGGGTAGGAGCGGGAGTCTGTTCAGCAAGAGGTTTCGGGCAGCCCTTCTGTTCGGTTGTCCAGCCGTGTTCCTCGATGCCGACCTTGAGTCCATCATACAGATTATTGATCGCGCCGATAACGGTTGATCCAGCGGCTTTCACATCAATTGTTACACCGTTTTTTGAGTAAACACGGGTAATAACCCAGGCCCCTTGTTGATTGTTTTCTTCTGCCATTGTAGTTTTCCTTTCTGCTTTTCTTTTCGCAGTTGAAAATTACCCGCCAACCGGACGGGCGCGGATGCGTCTAGCGCATGTTGTAGTTTACATACCCGCTCATGCGCGGTGTCAACTTCGATACCAGTCGCGCCTCGAATTCATTCGCTGCATCGCGGATCTGGAAACAATCCCGGCATTGCATCCCCTTGAGGGTCGCATATTCGCGGGAGTGATCGCATTTTGGTTTTGGTGTAAATGGCTTGGGGGCGTATTTGGCGGCGATGGTTTTGAAGTCTTCAAAACTTTGTTTCGGGCGCGTGTCGATAATCTCTGCGGTGCAGCCTGCATCCCTGGCTATGGTCTGGATGTGATCGGCGGGATCGAGTTCACAGGCTTCGATAAACTTCGCCTTGATCGCCGTCTCATACTCCGCCTGCTTTCCGTCGGCACGCAGTTTATAGACCTCATTGTACCAGTCCTGAAAGTCAGGGGCGAGGGCTTTGATCTGTTCTATCATCCATTGCCGCGTACCTGGTTCGATGGTCTGCGCCTGGATGGTCTGCAAATCGCGCAACGCTTCACGGTTGCGGCTGTTTGCATTATAGATACCTACATTATTGCTCATGATATTTGCTCCTTGAATTTCCGAAGGTGGAGTTAAACTTACTGGATTGATTATACTACTGTAACGCTACCTCGTATAGGGTATTGACAATCACCTCTTATGCGAGTATAAACCTGTCTGGAAACGCCTCGCGGTCCGAAGCCGTCGCGGCGTTTTCGTTCATGCCGGTCGTCCCTTGATATTGGTATCGTTCTTGTGCCCATTCCCGTTGCGCCGGGCGGCTTCAGCGTCATCGCCGTTTTTGATTTCCGTTTTTGCGTCTGCGATGATTCGATCTGCCATGCGGTTCATGGATTCGGTCTGTTTCAGGATGGCTTTGAGTTCTTCGATGTGGGCGGCAAGCGAGTCTATCAGAGACGTGTTTTTCATTTCGATGGGGTCAAGCCACTTTCGGCAATTCTTGCAAAATGAGCCAGTCCCATCCTCGGTGTCCACAACCATATTCAGCGGGTGTTGACATTCTGCCATTTCGTTTTCTCCAATTTCAAAATTTTCATGTATGCCTGCATATCGCGGACAACAATTTTGTCGAGAGTTGTGTCACCGATGACGGGTGCCGGCGCTTCCGGGTCATTCATCGCATTATGTAATGCCCGGCTCATGGCGGCGCGGAGTTCGCGATCTGGTTCGTTTTTGATGGCTTTGAGCATTTCTTCGAGTAGTGCGCGTTTGTCGGTCATGAGGTTTTCATCCTTTTCAAAGTTTTTCGCAGTCTCGCCACGTCGCGCATATCGCGCATGATGGTGGAGCGGGTAGGCGGGTCAAGAAACAGGTTGGCTATCTTTGCCAGTGACAGACCATCGAGTCTGCCGGCATCCTGTAATTGCATCAGGACGATGAGTCGGGCTGATTTTTCGAGAGAGCCGTTTCGGGGGGCGGTCATGATTGCAGGCTCCATAATTGATACCATCCGCGCTCGCCGCGCGAGGATGAAACGGTGACATGTCTGACGCTGAAAAGGTGCGCCAGCATGGATTTCGTCGGGTTGCAGAATGTCCGTCCGGGTCGGAAATTTCGCCCGGTCATACGCTCGCAACGGTCGCCAATTTTCAGAGCGCTTGTGCCATCTGGGTAAATCGTAAAGTCAATCTGTACTCGTTTTTTGTCCATTTCAATCTCCTGTTGTTTTGATAGCAGGATTGTAGCACTACCGTCTACGGGTGTCAAGGGTAGTGCAACACCAATATCCGCCCAAAAGGTTACACTTTCCAGCCCAGAACCTGGGGACGGTGGAGTCTGTCCTGAACGGTGATATAATCAGGTTACATAAATGCCCGCGTGTTTGAGCACCGGGCAAGTGATCCAAGCACATGGAGGTGCTCGAATGAGTAATTCTAACATGAGTGTAAGCGGGATTTATAAGATTACAAATACTGCCAACGGAAAAATTTACGTGGGGAGTTCTGTTAATATCATGGATAGGTGGAATAGACACAAAAGTCAGTTGAGAAATAACATACATAAAAACGGACGCTTACAAAACGCATGGAATAAATACGGCGCAGATTGTTTTTATATTTCCGTTATTGAGCAGTGTTTCGTTTTTGCCTTAATATTTCGGGAGCAGTATTACATAAATATATTGAGACCTGAATATAATATTGCACTAAAGGCAGGGAGCACTCTAGGCGTACGACCGTCCCCAGAGACTCTTGTCATAATGTCGAATGTTCAAAAAGGTAAAAAACATTCCCTAGAAACGCGCGCTAAAATGTCTGCGTCAGCAAAGGGAAAAACAAGATCAGCGGAAACCCGTGCTAAAATGTCGATAGCTTCTAAAAACCAAACCCCAGAACGTAGAGCGAAAACAGCAGCAAGAAATAGGGCAAGGATATTTACTACTGAAATTCTTGCAAAGATGTCGGCTGCTGCTAAAAACATTTCCGATGAAACGCGTGCCAAGATGTCGGCTTCTCACATGGGAAAACCAAGCGGAAGAAAAGGACAACCTGTACCGCAAGATGTTAGATTGAAAATATCAGCGTCTCTGACTGGTAAAAAACTTAGTGCCGAGACGATTGCCAAGTTATCTAATTCTCAAAAAATAGCCTGGCTGAAGCGTAAGCAGAAAGATGAAAACAGAGAAAAATAATAGTTATCGTATAGGCATGGTGGTACAATTATTGAAATCAATTCGACTATCCTTAAATTATGAACGTCGAATCTCAGTTGGACAGAGTTATACAAAGGTAGTTATACAGCATGGCTAAAAGAAAGCGTACAGTTGGACAAATAGAGTTGGATTTATTGGAGATTAGGCGATGGAGCAATCAGGGGAAATCAACGAGAGCAATCGCAAAAATAATTTCTGCAAAGCGTCCCTACACGTTGAATCATTCTCAGATTGCCTACGACATGAAAAAGGTAGAGGAGATGTGGAGAGAAAACACAGTCTTGGATTTGGATGTTGAAAAAGGCAGGATACTAGACGAACTGATTATGTTCAAAGAACAACTTAATAACGCATGGGAGGAAAGTAAAAAAGATAGTTTTAGCAAAACAGAAATCAATAGCCCGCAAGGGAGAACCACCACCACTAAAACAGATAAACAAACGGGAGACTCGAAGTATATTGACGGTCTTTTGAAATCAATTGATATGCGGTTAAAAATCCTGGGGCTTTACGCTCCTCAAAAGATCGCGCCGACGACTCCCGATGGCTCGGAGTCTGCGCCGCCTTCCACAATCATCGTATACGAAAAATGACAATCGCGCATAAATTCAAGCTCCCGATAACGACTGAGGAAACGCTAAAGCAATTTTTAAGGGTTGCATGGGGTGTAACCATCCCGGACAAACAGATATGCAAAAATCATACGACTCCCTGGCGGGCGTTTAGTGACGCATATTTCGCGCGGCATCCTGTAACCGTCTGGCACGGCTCGCGCGGTTTTGCCGGCAAGTCATATACTCTGGCTGTGCTGGGATTGACCGAAGCCGCAACGCTGGGGGCGGCTGTGAACATCCTGGGCAGTTCCGGCGCTCAATCCAAGAGGGTGCTCGAGCATGAAACGAACCTATGGCATTACAAGCACGCACCGCGTGATCTGCTTATCTCTGATGCGTCCAGCGTTACACGATTAACAAACGGCGCAAAAATCGAGGCGCTTATGGCATCGCAGGCGAGCGTTCGGGGTCCGCATCCGCAAAGGCTTTTACTGGACGAAATCGATGAAATGGATTTATCCATTCTTGAAGCCGCCCAGGGGCAGCCAATGGAAAAAAACGGCATAGCGACTCAGACGGTTATGTCTTCAACCCGTCAATATGCGGACGGCACAATGCAGAAAATATTACAGCGGGCGGGAGAACAAGGCTGGAAAATATATGAATGGTGCATGGAGGAAACGAAAGAGCCGCATGGCTGGCTATCACAAGCACAGATAGACTCCAAACGCGCCGAAGTTACTGAAGCCATGTGGAGGACTGAATACGAATTACAGGAACCGTCACCAGAGTCCAGAGCCATCCAATCGGAGGCGGTTGAGAAGTGTTTTGATAAATCACTCGGAGTCTTTGAAGGCAATCTGAATGAATATATCGAGATTGAAAATCCTGTAAAGGGCGCGTCCTATTCTCACGGCGCGGATTGGGCGCGAAAGAACGACTGGACAATCATTCCTACCATTCGGGAGGATGTCCGACCGCGCCGGGTTGTGGCATGGGAACGCACAGGTCGGCTTGACTGGCCCGTGATGATTACCAAACTGGACAAACGAATTGAACGCTATGGCGGGTATGCCGTGCATGATGGTACTGGCTTGGGGGATGTGGTCGATGATTACCTAAAGCATCCCGCCGAAGCGTTTATGATGGCAGGACGGGCGCGCGCGGATCTACTGAGTGAATACATCGCAGCGATTGAAAAGGGCGAGCTTGTTTATCCGTTCATCCAATACGCCTATAACGAGCATAAGTACGCATCCGTGGAGGATGTTTATTCAAGTGGGGAGGGGCATCATTTACCGGACTCAATCAGCGCCGGCGCGTTTATGTGGCGCGCATCCAATTCCAGCGGGGCGGTAGATCCTTCGGTCGGTCATGTAGACGACTTCAAGTCGAAATGGGAGCGGGTATGATGTATCTGTTATCATCCTTGACCCGTCTTGTAGATATGAAAAAAATCATCAATTCTCTGTTCGTCGCCATCGTAACTTTTGCCTACGCATCGGTGTATTGGTTGGGTGCTCGTAATATGCAGGATGCTGAGTCTATGACATCGCTTGGATATTACAAGCCTTACGTGTACAGGCAGCTCGTGCCCATGCTTGCGCGGGCATTGGAGTCCATCGGTATCAGGATTGACCTTGCGGTGGTATTGATCGTCACGCTTTCGGGGGTCGGCTTTTATCTTGCCCTGCGGAGTCTGGTAGCTCTTTATCACCCCATGACCAACACAACGGAGATAATCGTCCTGTTGTCTGTGTTCGCCGGGATGCTCCTGTTCGGCGATTTTCGGATGCCGTATGATTTGATGACGGCGGCATTGTTCACGCTGGCGTTCTTGTTCATTGCACGGGGAGAGACCCGGAATTATCTACTCCTGTTCCCGTTCATTTGTCTCAATCGTGAGACGGCGATATTGCTGCCAATTGTTTATGTAGCCTTTGCCTATGTCTGGAAGCGGGGGAATCTCAAACAGAATTCAATCGTGTTTGTTTACAGCCTCGGAGTCTATCTTCTAATCACTCTCGCCTTGCGCCTGTACTTCGCAGGCAACCCCGGCTTATCGGCATGGGTTGAACCATGGCTGAATATCCAGCGGTTTATCAATCACCCCGCAAAAAGCCTGCTACATCTATCAGGTACAATCATACTGCTGTACCTGATAGCAAACGACTGGATGCAGAAGCCGGCACTATTGCGGATTGCGTTTATCTTCATGTTCCCGATACTGACCGGGATTTATTTCATAGCAGGACAAAGTTTTGAAGTGCGAGTCTATTTCGAGTTGTATCCTGTGATCGTCCTGCTAGCATTGCCGGTTATATTGGAATGGATTACATGGCTAATTTTTACTTCCATAACCATCAGAGAAAAAGTGACGCCCTAATCACCGCGCTGATTGCGTACGGTTGGAAGCAGAAGCCGACTCATAATGGCGCGGATGTTATCTTTTCTGACCAGGACATCAAGGCAGGGTCAAAAGACCTTGAGAACGCATACAGACGCGGCAAAAAGGTTATGATGATTCCTCATGCAGCTATGCCAAATATATTTGGTGATCTGCCTGATGACGAACACTTCAAACATGCAACCTGTCAATTCGTCCCGGCGCCTGGGTACGTGGACGTGATGCGGGCATGGGGATACAATCTCCCGATTGAGGTGACCGGCTGGTACCTTTGCGAGATAAAACCATTCCAGCCGCGCGCCGAAATAAGGAATGTCTTATTCGCACCCATCCATCCGAACGCCGACGGGATGCTCTCGCATCTCCAAATAGACATCAATAAAACTGCCTACGAAAAACTACTGAGATTATCCGAACAGGGACACATCAATCTAACCGTTCGTCATTTGCAATCTCTTGAAAATAACGGACTCTGGAATGTCGAGGGTGTGAAATACATTGCCGCCAAACCAGACCAAAGCACGAAAGATATAGACGCCGCTGATTTGGTTGTGACCAAGCAGACCATGCTATATCTCACAGTGGCGCGAGGCGTACCAGCCGTTGGCATGGGTGAGGATATGGCACCGCCGACTGGATCGCTGGCGCGTGGAAACTTCAAACAGGTAAAATCCTGGGAAAAGTATCGGGCAATTATGTCATTCCCGCTGGACATCCTGACCTGTGACGATACGATGAATCTATTCAGGCGGGCGGGTGAGTCGGATGCGGATATAGCCGGCTGGCGCGAGCGGATGATAGGATTACCATTCGACCCGGTGCGGTTTGTGGCAATGGTAAATAAATATTAGGGGTATAATGCAGACATGACCACGATGAAGGAGATAAGACACCGAATCGAGTTATTTGTAAGGGGCGCGATTGCAGTTCATTATTTTGGTCATCTCATTGCGCTGGTAGACGAGCAGGGGCGCATCCAGTGGCGTGATGAAAAGTATCCAGTCTATCTAATCAATTATTTACTGACCATCCCGACCCCCGAACAGGTGATAAGGAATTAAGCCCATGACGCAAGATGAAATTCAAGAGCTTGGAAAAATAGGAAGGGAGATGGACGCAGTGATAGCCGAAAAAGTAATGGGGTTAACTCTTGATTGGGAGTTTGCAGAGTTTTACGATGGAGAGCCTGCCGTACCTACTTTACGATATAAATATGACGAAATTGGTATGCTTCCTTTTTATAGTACTGACATTACAGACGCTTGGGCGGTTGTTGAAAAAATGTGCAATGAGACAGGATGCGATATTATAAAAGTTTGCAAACGCGACCCTGAGTTATTAAGGGGCGAATGGTCTTGTAATTTCGGAAGAGGCTTTGAGGCGTTTGCAGATACAGCCCCCCTTGCGATTTGCAGAGCCGCATTGATGGCAGAAATAAAACAGCAGGAGTAAGTATGAGTCATAGAACACGCACCCAAACCCGCACGCGCTCGCATGTAGAACTGGCGCAGCAAAAAACAGAGACCCGCATTGTGATTGACACTGAACACGGCACAAGCGGACTGAAAGAATATTCCGGCTTTGTGACCGAAGCCTATAATTCGTCATTGTACTGGCCGCACGTTGCGACGGAGTACGCCCGCATCCGCACATCCACGCCGGCTATCGTGATGGCGGCACGTCAGTTCACCGCCTGGGCAAGATCGATCAAGCCGGTTATCAATCTCCCTGACAAGCCAACGGATGACGATAAACGTTATAAGGATTTTCGGGAGTCGGATTTCGAGAACATGGAGGGCGGCTTTGGTCAATACATCGAAACGGCAATCGGGCGCGTCCCTTTTGACGGCTGGTATTCGTGGAATCTTGTATACGGATTACGAGAACCGGACTGGACTCCGCCGCCGTATAAAGACCAACAGGGAAAAACATGGGCGGATGATTGGCGGAGTGAAGCGGATGACGGGCTGATAGGTATACGCCGGCTCGCGCCGCGTGATAACTCCTCATTCTGGCGCTGGGATTTCGATGGCGCGAAACGAATGATCGGCTGGTATCAGCGCGATCCAACAGACGGGCGGGAGATACGACTTGATAAAAAGCAATTATTACATCACACGTTCGGAGATCCAAATAACCCCGAGGGTAACGCCGGCTTACAACCCTGCTGGCGTCTGGAAGGATTGCAGCGCGGATTCTGGACGGTGCTCGGGATACACTCCGAACATGCAGCCGGCTACCTAAAATTCACCAAGACCGAAAAAGGCGATATATCCACACAGACCGAGAACCTTTTGAAACAGGCGGCGCGTTATATCCTGACCGCGCAAGAGGGGAATATCGCCACAATGCCTTTTGGTTTTGATGCTGAATTGATCGAAACCTCCGCATCCGCCGCCAATAATCTATTGGAGGTTATCAAGCACCTGGACATTCTCATGCTGTCCGTGTTCGGGATGCAATGGATGGCACTCAATACGCTGACCGGGACTGGCTCCTACTCCGCGCAAACGGACGTAACTCAATCAGGTATAACCGCGTTCAATTCGATGCTGGATGGATTCGCTTCGCAGTGGGATACACAGGTTGAGAGAAGGATTTGGGATTACAACAAAGATCAATTCCCGAACATGACCAAACGACCGCGCTTTGCTTTATCGCATTTGGAGAATGCCGTGCCATTGCAGGAGGTTGGTCAGTTTTTTAGCGCAATGAAAGGCTTTATCCCGCTCGGCAAAGAGGACATGGAGTCTGTCCGCAAGATGGTCTCATGGCTTCCTGACAACAATCCGCGTCCTGAGGATGTGATCGTGCCGGCGGGAGTCCAGGAGCCTGCACAACCAGACCCGAATATGCCACAAGACCCGAACGAACCTGTACCCGTCACTCCGCAGCAACAGGCGAACGCGGCGGAGTCGCGCCGGGTGTTGGAGCAGGCTTTGAATTTTATGACGGCTAATAAATAAAAAGGAGCGTATGATGGATACCGGAAAAGGAATATTCGAATTTGCAGTAGATACACCCGATGCAAGAAAAGCACTCGAAGAAAAGCACCCGAATCATGGCGCATGGTTTAGAGAGGGTGAAATTATTGACATAAAAGGTAGTGTATTTAGAGTTAAGCGTATCAAGCCGAATGAAGTGACACTAAAACTCGTAACACGAAATCTTCTGTATTCAAAAAAATAAAGGAAATAAAAAAACATGCCTAGCACAACCATTCAATACTTTGCGTATGAACATTTACCGAAGGCTTTACAGGAAGTATCAAAGCCAATTGGGGAACTTGCCAAGCTGATGGAGGAAACGCTTAATGACGGCCCCGAAAAATCCGTCGGAATGCGTAAACTCCTCGAGGCTAAAGATTGTTTTGTCAGAGCAAAATTATCTGAAAATCAATCCAGTGGATAATGCAACTTAACTACCCCCAAGCCCGCGCCATTCTCGAATTGACCCTCGCTCAATTCTCCGTTACCTATGCCGCCTTTCATGCCGCCGTATATGATGCGGTGGATGGGTATCTATCGCACACAGACATAAGCGGACGGACGAAGATGAAAACTGCAATCGCCTTTGCCGCCGGTGCAACAGCCACGATAGCCTGGCAGGATGGGGGGCAGGATTTACCATTCGATGCGGAAACGAATGTACTGCTAGCCGGCTGGATTACAAGCCAGCAGAGTTATGCCGGTCAATTATTCGATAGGCTTGTCCTGTTACGCCGCGAACTTGATGACAATAAAACAGCGGACGTGGCGCTCATTGCAATCAAGGAAGCACGCGCGCGGGCAGATGGATATTCAAGCTCACTCAAATATCTGTATGCGCTTATCAAGGTCATGGCGCTGGGGAATGAGAAACTTTTATTTGGCGGGCTTCCGGGGCATGAAAGCTGTCCGGAATGTACGATGCTTATGGATACCGTACACACGGCGCGTTATTATGTCGCTCATGGCTACGTCCCTCCGCACGGCGAAGGCTTGTCCTGTGCGGATGGCGGGCAATGTGAACACGTTTTGATTAGCGTCAAGACAGGGCAACTTGTTACAATCTAAAGGAGTAACGACATGAATATAAATACATTTTTCTTTTTAGCAGCCGCGATATGTTTTGCATTGGGAACGTTCGGAGTTCAGGCTCGTATTTCATGGGTGCCGGCAGGATTATTCTTTCTAACCTGCGCGCTTGGATTTTCATAAGTGGCACTCCCGAACGACAAGCCCGTTGAAATCAATCCCGCCGTCTATAAATCGGATGTATCCGCGCGCGCGCTGTCGCTTGCCCGATGGATAGACCGCTTACCGCCGGGAGTGTATTTGATTGAGTTACAAAAAATGAATGATGCGCCGACGGAGTTGCACAGCATTGTACGCGTGGTGAGTGTGGAGGAAAGCAAGCCGGCAGGGACATATACTCCCAAATAGCCATTGACACGCAACTCTAACGGGTGTACTATCCATCTAATCTAACGGCGCGTTCTGGCTCCTGCTGACGCAATGCCGCGAAAATAAATAACGATCTTGTTCCAATACTGACCGTCCTCATATTCGAGAGCGGTTTTTTGTTGTTAAGGTAAAAATGATTTCAGGAAATATGCCTGGTCACATGGAAGGTAACGCGATGCCCTGGATGATGGTTGAAGATAAAGAAAATAATTCGTACTGTGTCCATAAGCAGAATGAAGATAAGACTGCTGGGGAAAAGATGAAATGCTATGGCACAAAGGCAGAGGCAGAGGATTACATGAAAGCCATGTATGCCAATATGAAAGATCATGCTGACGCCGCCGTCTCTGACCTATTCTTTACTGCCCTCGCCGACCTTGAGCATGTATCCACAATTGACGGACTGCCCGTGACTGGCAAGCATCCGCTCATGGATATGCACGGCAGGGAAGTTGTCATCACCTCGGACGAGTTGCCCGTCTATATCACAAACACCATGCGAGTCTTGGAAAGCACAAAAGACTCTAGCGGTAGGATTGTCGGCTTGCCGATTGATATGAACAACCACGATCACAAGGGCGGTGCCGGCTGGCTGGTAGGGTTGGAACTGGACACCGCAAGGAACATTATCAAGTTTGCAATCAATTGGACAGAGGCGGGGATTGAACTTGTCAAAAAAAACATCCGTCGTTTTTTCAGCGCATCATTTGACCCGAATCAAAAGGTTATCCTGGGCGGTTCCATGACGAACACGCCCGCGACCCGGAATGGCAATTACGAGTACATGCTGTCACCGGTTGAATTATCCACTACGCTAAAGGAGCTAGATATGGAAAAAACATTAGAGGAAAGACTCGCGGAACTTGAAACCAAGTTTGCCGCGCCTCCGCCCGCGCCACCCGCAGGCGATCCGCCCGCTGAACCGGTGGAACTCACGGACGATGATAATACCCGTCTGGGAGAACTCGCAGAGGCGCGCGCAAAAGAGATGATACGAAGCGCACGCCGCAAAGACCACGTTGTAGAATTTGCCGCATCCCTGACAGGTGGCACGAAAGAACGCCCGTTCGGACTGGCTGTGAAGTCATCCGAGATCGTCAAGTTGCTGCTTGACCTGCCCGAAGATAAAGCCGCGAAAGTGGAAGCAATTCTGACCAAAGCTCTTGACGCTGCAATTGATTTTGCCGAGCATGGCATATCAGGTGAGGGATTTATCCAACGCCCGAAACTGCCCATGGCTTACAAAGACTCCATGCTCATTTGGCTTGCGGAGGGCAAGGATGTAAAAAGTTATTTCAAGACCGTAGCCCCCGAACTTGGCAAGGCGGATGAATTCAACCTGGCTGAGTTCGCCAAGGAAGAGGAGTAAACATCATGGCTGACTTAACTTCTGATGCCTATATCAAGACCCGTGGCAATCTCGTAACGCAACGCTTCTTGATTGATACATCCTCCGCCTGGACGTTCTACAAGGGTCAAGCCGTTCTGATTGACCAAAGTGTGGATGCCGAGAACGTTGTTCCTTACGTGGACGCGGTTGTCGTTGATCCTGCTGACGTGGTAGTGGGTATCGCGCAGGAAGGCAAGACCGTTGTAGCCGCCGCTGCTGAGACGACCGAAATTTCGGTTTACATTGCCCCGTCCGTGATTGGTTTTCAGTCGGCTGTATTCACGAACGCCGACATCGGTAAACTCGTTTACATGAGTGACTCCGGTGTGCTGAGTGAAACCGCCGCCGATAACCCTTTGATCGGCAAACTCACAAGCGTTGAGGATGGATTTGCTTTCGTCCTGCTTTCAACACCTGTTATCCCGACCGGTGCATAGGAGATAAAACATGATTTCAGGAAACGTACCTCTCCATTTAGTTAGCACCGCCAAAGCGGGATTTCTCACAACCGCCCTCAAGGCTACGCCCGATTATGCGCCGATTGCGAAGCTCATTGACCTGAGCGAAAAGAATCAAACGCTTGTAGATCTGGGCGCGGCCCCGATGCCGACCCGCACGAAAAGCGGACCGCCCTCCGCCTCGGACTTCATCGAAAAGACTCTGCCTATCACGTCGCTTGACTGGCACATCAAAGTGCCTATCAGTGGTAACGCGGTAAAGGATGACCAGACTGGTTCCTTGCTTGGTCGTGTTCGTGCCGCCGGCTCAAACTTTCAGCGCCACATCAGCCAGCAGGCTTTCAAGACTCTGAACGATGGTGACAACACCGCGCTATCGGGTATTGGCTATGATGGCAATGCCTTATTCGCAAACGACCACGCGGATAAAGGCGCGTTCTATACGACCGCGCAGGATAATCTGGATGCCAACGCTTTATCATTGGCAAACTTTCAAACCACGTATATCAAGGCGAGTTTGACCCGTGACGATCAAGGCAACTTTACCCAATACGGCTATGACCTGCTGGTAGTGCCTCCGAACCTGGAAACGCTGGCATGGCAGATTACGAACGTACGCGGCGGGACGGAAGCCATCACCAACGCGAACCCCTATGCGGGCAGTATCAAGTATATTGTTTCTCCGATGCTGGACTCTACTGCCTGGGTATTGGTTGCTTCCAACGAAACAATCAAGCCCATTCTGGTTGTCATGCGTGAGCAACCCTTCCTGGATGACGCATGGAAAGACCCGGATGGTGATGACGGCGGGACGTACTGGTTCCTGTTCCGTGGTCGTTATTCCTTCTACGTGGGCGCGTGGCAAACCGCCTATCTCGGAAATAGTTGAGTTAGTTTACCCATAACATAAGCCTTGAACGGCGGGCATGAATACCGCCCGCCGTTTGTAATTTACGAAGTGCCCCTTGTGGGTATAGGAGTCAAAATGGAAGAAGAAAAAGAATCCAAAAAGGCAAAGGTTGTCAAACCGCTTGAAGCGAAGGTCAAGCCTGAATATTTCATGAACTCCCTGATCGCCTTTAGCGGGCGCGTCTACTCAAAATTGATTTGGAATCCTGTTCCGATAGGGCAGGAGGAAAACGCACGCAATCATGAGTGGCTCGAAGTGCGTGAGTACAGCTTCAAGACCTCCGAAAAGGAACGCGAGGCAGTTAACCGGGGCGAGGTGGAAGAAGTCGAAGCCAAGCCGCTACCCGTCAAGAAAAGCGAACCCATGTTCACGCGCACGCGCAAGGATAAGGAAGAATGAATCTATCTGGGCCGCATAAGGTCACAGTTCCTGATTATCCTGCTACCGGTTTTTCGGTTGATATATCTCTAATCGGCTTGGTGTTGGGAATTGGCATTGTCTACGAACTGGACGCGGTTTACTCCGCATCCCTGGACATTGCCATTACTGGCAGCGGCGATAATATGCCTGACCTGGATATTTATTCCCTAGCCAGCGCGGCTACTGATGGATGGGTCTATCCGACCGCGCTAATATCAGACACAGCCGGCGCGGCGATTGCAGACCAATACAATATAGGCGTGCCTGTGTTTGGGAATGTGAACATTGCCATAGCCAACGCCTACCCCGGCGACGTGGTCTACGTCACATTTATCCTTGGATAATTACCATGACCCCTGCCGCCGATAGCTACGGTTCAGCCGAGGGAGTCGCCGCGTTTTCAGGGACGTGGACGAACGACGGAGAATTTCTGGATGCAACTGTATATGTAGCCGCATCCAATCCGACCCTGACAACCGTTGAAACCTGGATCGATGAAGTATCTGCGATGCTCAATACTGCCTTGGGTAATTATGGTTTTGAAACTCCGCTGACAAGCTCAAAATCCTTATTGGTAGCCGGCGCAATCGTCAACCGGTTGGTATCTGATTTGGTGGACTTTGCAAGAAGCAAAGGCAGATTCCTGTCGTCCGGTTTTGAAAAAAGCGGCATGAGTATCTTTCAGGCGCTGATGAATGACCTGGACGCCTGGGTGCTGGTGTATGCCCCTGGAATCGAAGCGAACGGAGATCCTCGCACCGGCGCGGGCGTGCGCATCGGATTCAGGTCACACGATGAAGCGGGCGAGGCAATCACGCCCATTTTCCAACGCAAGGAATTTGGTAACGTGATTCGGGATTGGGACAAGAATGAATAATAGCTCAATCTTGAGATATGCCAGGAGACGAAAAGTAGGGGGGGACACCATTGCGCCGACTGTGGTGATTACCAGCACAGAGACAAGCCCAAGTTATATTTCCCCCATCCCCCTGACATTTACGCTCTCGGAAGTGGCTACTGATTTTGTGGTGGGTGATATTGCGGTTGGAGCCGGTGGAAGCATTGGAAACTTTTCGGGCAGTGGGACATCCTATACCGCTGATTTGACCATCACCACGGCGGCGGCAACTGTCACGGTGAACGTGGCGGCAAACGCCTTCCACGATGCGGCTGGAAACGGGAACACGGCAGCAACGCAGTTTAGCATGACATCCGCCCTGTTGTTATTCGACCAATTCATAACTGCTGACGCTACGCCAATTACCACCCCACGCACTTGTGAACCAGGGCCCGGAACATTTGTTGTGACAGATACGGGTAGTAAGGCGGCAATTGCATCCGGGCAACTCGTATTCAGCGGCTTTACAGGTGGGGGTAATCCTGCGCTATGGGGTGGGTTGCAAACCAACGCGGCAGGTCTGGCGTTTGGGATAGGGCTACGGAGTGACCCCAATGACGCGGGCTATATTTATATGGGGCTGGACAGCAATCAAGCCGGCATCCCCATTACCCGCATGACATATAGTCCAGCATCTCAAACCATCACCACCCTGGCAGACGGAGGTTATGCCCCGCCTTTTATTTCTCCGTCTCTGGTGCGTGCGACCATGCACAAATATTTGATGATACATAGAGGCAGTACGGCAGGTCTTTTGTTTTTGGTCAAGCCCAGCGGCGGCAGTTGGACTCTCGCCTGGCCCACCAATGACGATTCTTCCAGCGCCTTATATCCGACTGTGGGTATGGAGTATTGGGAATCGAGCAATGCATACGCGGATAATGCAAAAGTTGTTTCCCTGCCCGCACCACTAAACACTGCCAATGGATTAGCAACGCAGGCATTGACGGGCAGCAGGAGCCAGGGCGATGCGTTTGTGCATCTTGGAGATTGTTTCATCGGATTTTATAACACCACCCTGCCCGCCAGCGGGCAGCACGAAATCCAATTCAGGAAACAAGATGCAACAAACTACTGGCAGGTAACGATAGATTCCACGGGTGCGATTGACCTGGATGAGATTGTAGCCGGCGTGACGACCCAACGCGGGACGGGTGCGGGAGTTGTGAACGGCAATCGAGTCATAATTCAGGCGATAGGAACAACCATCCGCGTGTCAATTGGCGCAATCGGAGAAACGCAAAAAATAAATTATACGAGTGCATCCAATTTTGCCACATCAACTGATGGATCATTGTTGACCCTTGGAGCTAGTGGAGCAGTTAGTAATATCATCTCATGGCCCCGCACGATTACGGGCGCAATAGCTACCATTCTAGATGCGGTGTTCCCGTGATAAACAGGCGCGCTTTTCTCAAGCTGGCAGGATTATCTCCGTTCATGGTTTTGCCTCCGCTCATGCCGTCTAGCATTACCACTGTTACTACTCAAGCAGAGTTTGACAGCGTGATGGCTGGCGGTTCACAGCCGGGCGCGATCATCATTCTGCATGGTGAATTTCAGTTGTCGCAATTTCTCTCGATTGCGGGAACGCAGGAAAATCCCGTGCGTGTGTTTGGAGGAGATGCAACATTGTATGGTCAGTTATCCATTGATGGAGTACATACACACTGGCACGACCTGCATGTCATCGCACCACCTGAGCAGTATACCGTTTGGATGGTGCGGGAAGGGACTAGATTGTCCCATTGCGATTTGGCGGGCGGCTACATTGGGGTGTGCTGGTTCGGGAGCGGCGAGGGGGTCATTGAAGATAGCCACATCCACGGGACTTCCGGCTACGGGTTGTACAGTCATAACCATCTGGGCGGCTTGCGGGAAATCATCAATTGCACATTCGAGAATATTGGCGGTTACTATGGGATGCACTTCTACAGCGATGCAAACCGCATACGGGATTATATTGTGGCGGGTTGTACGGTGGATAAGCCGGTGATCGTTCATTCTGGCGCAGAGGTATCCAACGTTAATTTTATCGAGAACAATTTCCATTCGGCGTTGAAGCTCGGCAATGGTTTTTCTGTGAGCAATAAGCGTCAATATATAGTGACTGGCAATACATTTAGCGGCACGGAGGGCATCACTGTGTGGTCGTGGAGCGACCTGGTTATGCTGGATAATGTGTTCGACATAGAGCCCGCAACGTGGGCATTGAATGTGCATGTCAGGCACGGGGAGAACGAGAAAAACACCCTGATAGATAACAATAGTTATGCGCCTGGGTGGTTTGTAATAGACAACGTGGATTGGATTAATTTTGAGAGTTGGCAGGCGGCAGGATATGATGCGAATGGAGTATATATCCCGTGACCGCCGACAAACTGATTACTGCAAGCATTATGTTCATGACTGCGCTGTGCGTCCTGGCGCTGGCTGTTTTAGGAAGGATATTATCGTGAGCAGACCCATATCCGAAATGCCCGCCTTTGTCAACGGACTATTTACCGATATATGTGAGGTGCTATTCGAGACTGCCACGAACGTCAAGGTTCGCATGGCAGAGCCGGGGAGTCTCATAACATATCCCGTGCAATGGGACTCTCCGAAACAACGCGCCGCCTTTTTTGCGTCTAACGGATTTGGAAAAGGCATCCCGTACAAGCGCACGGGCGCGTACGAGCGAAGCTGGACAGTGGAAAGACAACCATTAGGCACAACGTTACACGCGCCACATCCAGCCGGCGCAATCGGCGGCACGGCTTCGGGCTGGCAAAGTAAGATACATAGAAATAGATGGAATCATGTGGTGAAAGTTTTATTTGAGGAGCTTGCGAAGATACCGGACGCGATAAGCAACAAATTTAGTGTGAGGAGTCGTACGTAGGATGGGTATATCCAATGACTGAGCCTTATACCGCAGCAGTCGGCGCGCTCATGACCGCTGTACGAACATTGACAACTTATTTCCCGAACGCCTGGCAGGTCTCTTACAACCATTCAGACGTGACACGCGGCGCGGAGTATTTCTTTTTTTGCACGCCCTCCGCGTTTCCGAATACACGTCTGGACGGACGCGAGAAATTGTACCAATGGCAAACGGACGTTGACATCTACATGAGGTACATAACGGAGGCAGAGTCCATCCCAAAATTTATCGCCTTTCGTGGCGCGATTATCACCCTGTTGCACACGCCGCGCGTCCTGAAAAATGTGAACGTGACAAGAGTTACCGTCGTTAGCTCGAATAAGTTGCAACAGGATATACCCGGACGCAACCCGAATTTTCTCATTCAGGCGTTGACGGTGACGACAGAACAGATCGTAAGCAGTTAGATTGCGTTTCTAATAATAACATTTATCGAAAGCATAAAATAGAAAAGGAGTAATACCATGCCATACGCACCCCCCACTGGAATCGGAGTCGGCATCGACCTATGGAGCGTAAAATTCTTTCCGCTGAAAAGCGACGGAACGATAGACGCGCCGCCTTATCCCGTTGCCGCTGAAACGCCCTACGAAGGCTTGACGCTCGGCAAAGCCAAGACCCTGCAACCCAACCTCGGAGCGCCTCGCACCATCCCCGTAGTGGCGCAGGGCAGAGTCCAGACGACATTCATTCTGCCGCCCACGGACGCAAAGACCGCAGAACTCCATCTTGCCTATATAGATATGGAAGTTTTCGCGGAGTTGTCGAAAGTCAAGACCCGTACCATCGGCGGCGCGCGCGGAATGGCAGCCGGAACCAACAAACAGGGACTCGAACTATCAGGCGCAATGCTGGTATCACAGCTGCAATTCCACACGGACGACGGACTGGATGCCTGGCACTCGTATCTATTCCCGCGTGTCAAAGCGGCAATCACGTGGCCGGCGTTCAACGAGAATCCAATTGACGTAACAGTCACCATGTCTTTGTCATCCGCAAAAAAGCACCTATGGGGTGCGGCGCTGACCGAAGCGGATGATGGCGCAACCGAGTTTGCCATGTGGCCATTCCAGACCTGGGGCTTGCCGAATATCGTGGCATGGGTTGGAGATGCGGCGGAAACCACTTTCCTATTGCCAGCCGATGCACAGGCAAATTCTACATTTGTCGATACGTTCGTGGTTTATAACTCGACTACCGGCGCGGTTATCTCTGGCACACCATCAGCAGCAAACTTTATAGCCGGCGCCGCTCCTGCTGCGAATGCAATTGTGATGGGATTCTATGAGCAAGTCGAAGGTTAGAAAATTGACACCTGGCATGAGATTGAGAAAGCGTAACAAATGACAAAGCACAAGACTCAAATAGTGGATAGGCAGATCGTCAAAGCGACCTGGGATATATCCATGCTGCGCGCCGACTTGGAGGATCAATCCAAGTTAAACGTTTCGGATAATCCCGATAAAGTGCTGGCGTATTTCATGGAGAACATCTATCCCGGACTCGCCGCGTGTACGACTCCCCTGCCGACGCTGAACGAAGCCTACTCCATGACTCCGTCTGATTTGGATGCCTGGTATTTGCAGGCGCGTAAGGTAAATCCTGCCTGGTTTGATGATAGCGAACTGACCGAGGAGTATATTACGTTCTCGGATGGCAAAAAGATAACCGTATTATCCAAACGCCCGTCAACGCTTATGAAACGCGCGGCGCTGGAGGTGGCAGTCGAAGAGGGCGCAACGCTGGAAAATATCAGGCGCGAGGTGTTCCGCTCGATCTATTATCCAAAACTTGCCGGATGTTCGGTCGGAGATGTGCCTGACGAACTGACCGCCCGCTCTGAGATGACGATGGAAGATTTGAATCTTTGGTATGAGGCGTGTAAACGTCAATGTCCGGAATGGTTCGTGAGTCTCGAAGAATTGGCAGCTCAGAACCAGGCAGAACAAAACGGGCTGAAAAAAAAAGAAGAGACGCCCGTATAGAGGTTCTTCAATTCATAGAGCCGTTGGTCAATCAAGAACCCAAGACCGACATCCCGATTGGTCTTGACATTGATATGCAAGTTTTTAGAAGATGTAAGCCACTTTGGCTGTTATGGAGATCGACAGGGAGCTTTGATGGTAATGGAAATTTTTTTCCCTCCATCTCCTTCTTAGAGGCGCGAAGTTTGCCAAAGGAGGAGATTGATTTATTTTACGAGCTTGACAGTTTGTTAGCGATTCGACAAAAGCAAATGAGAGATAAAAAATCATGACCCTCCCCAGTGGTTCACAGTCATTTGATGTAATCATAGATTTGCTTCTCAAGGGCGATGCTGATGCAAAGTCAAAACTTGAAGGCATTGAAAAAGAGGCAATCAAGGCGGGCAAGACTCTTGCCGACTTTTCCACAGAACAACTTGTACAACTCAAGGCGCTCGCACAGGCGGAGGAA